CTGCGTCATCCGCTTCTTGTGCAACTAACAAGATCTTTTCTTCTGCTACAGAAAAAGGTCTGTATTTAGTTTTTTCACCTGTACTCGGTAAAATCAATTCCGAGATCGGTAAGTTAATTTTTGGTAGTGCCATACTATACTCCTATAATTTAAAATTGTATCACTTATATTTTTCCAAATGCATTACCAAGTCTATCTAATTTATTGATAGCATCCTGTATGCTTGTCGGTTTCCCGCTTTTTAATGTTCCTCTTACCGCGTCTCCGAAGCCTGCGATATCTCCAAGGATATCTAACAAGCCACTTGCTCTCGATAATCTGCTATTTGTTTTTCCTGACTTTGCTCCATCGAATGACATATCAGTAATTGTAAACTGAACATCTAATGTAAGAGCTGTCTTTGATGACCAATCTAAACCCAATGCTCCAATAGATACTGGCCATACTCCTTGTAGTTTAGTTTCGTAATATACATCAGGATAAGAATCTGTTGAATAATGTTTAATAATCATATCACACGCAAAGTCTTTCTTAAATCCAACTTCATGTGGAAGTTTACCGTCTAATTCGTCAAATGCATTATTGCCTTTATTATAATTTACAATGTTTTGAGCCCAAGCGTGAAAGAACTTTAAAACGTGATGATCAGAATCAACAAAGAAAGATGCCGTCATTGGACCTGGATTCTGAACTCTTGTTGGGTGTTTCTTTTTCATTTGTCCTGTATATGCTACATCAGATGTATTAATACCAATCGCAGGCAAATCAATTTTGTGACAAAAGAAAGTAAACGTATGACCCATATCAAAAGCATTATTTTCTGGTATTCTTGCGCGAAGCTTTTCTGGTAGTGTTACCTGAACAGAAAATAGATTTGACATAGCTGGCCCGCCATATCTATCGAACTGGCTTTTAAATTCACTAATGTTAAATGGCATTTATTACTTCCCCGCTACGATCTTTCTTGAGTCTGCCCAAACTTTGGATGACCCAGCTTTTTGGAAACTTTGTACTGGTAAAAATAACGCAGTGTCCCATTCTGATGAATTGATTTTAACAAACTTAGATCTTACGTGTTTTGCCAAATACATTTTAACACAAGGTGCAAAGAACCTCATGTTGGCGGCACTATTTAAAATCTTGTAGTTTATATTCAATGCTGTATTCTCATCATATCTTTTGTCTGATACAGTTGTATATAGAGCATCCATTAATTGAGCTCTCATCTTTGGTGGTAAGTAATGCATGTTCAATCCAAGTATACCACCCTTTACTTTATTTATAGGAAATATGCAAGGAAAGGCGTCGTAATATGGTAAAGTAGTTTTATGTTTAGGATCATACCTAAAAAAGTACATTGATCCGTAAACAGAATCACCACGCAACTGCGCTTTATTTCTTCCTTTATCAGTATTACCTACAATCTCATCTTCTGTAATTCTTTTACCCGCTGCTAACGTTGCTTGTTTACGGTACCATTCCCTCGCACCTTTTGTTCTAGCAGGTACTTGACCTGATGTTATTCCTTTTACTAGAATATCTGAGAATAAGCTTGCCACTTAACGTGCTCCTGGTATATGTTTTTCTGTCATTATTGTCCACTGCCATCCGCGGTCAGCGCAAAAGTTCTTTGCTGCTTTCCATTTTGCTTCGTTAACACCCCACGTCTTAACTTCATTTAAATATCTTCTTGATATTCTACCTGTCTTTGTCTTGTTCTTATTTTTAATATCAGGCGGTCTACATTGACTGCTTGGTTTAATCTCAATCATAATTGTTTGAGGTTGCCCTGCACCGTCTCTTTTATGTACAACCACATCTGGGTAATACCTATGTATCTTTCCGTCAATCGGTGATCTATATGGAACAATCACTTCTTCGGATTGCCACCATATTACATCTGGGTGAGAATCCATCCATTTAAATACCTTGAACTCCCACAAAGACCTATAAATAATTTTTGTAGGGTCACCTTTATACTTGGGCGGATTTTTTGGTCTAAATTTACCTTTATATGACATTATATACTTTCCGATTTTTATTATAAATAATTACATTACCCGTATACATATTTATTAGAATTAGACGGAGACAGCAAAGGAAATAAACAATGACAAGACCGAAAACAAATAGAACTATGTCAAGCGGTGGCGATGAACGACTCTATTTTCCTGTAGCCGCGTTTCCACACGGTATTCAATTAATATTTAAGAAGTATGATTATTCAGGATTAACGCTAGGTACAGATGGGAAAGGTAAAAAGAGTCAATTTACAAGTGCTCAAGAAACTGGTTTACTAGCTGTTGAACTTCCGATGCCTAGTACATTAACAGACGCAACTGGTCTTCAAGTAACTGGATTTGAAAGAACTTTCTTAGAATCGTTTATTGCTGATACATTGGCTCCTGCATTTTCAGGTGACATTACAAGCATTGCCAAAGATCTGTTTTCATTAGGTGAAGGCGCTATGAAAGGCGGTATTGACGCATTATCCAAACAGATGACTCCGGGCAATAAGGGTCAAGAACAAGCTGTTGGTCAAGCTTCCAAGATAGCTTCGTTTATGATGCAAAATACTTTAAATAGTTTTTCTCCAGGATTAGGTAAAGCAATGGGTGCTTCGAGAGGAACTGCAATTAACCCTCAAGCAACGCTTTCTTTCGAAGGAGTTAACCTAAGAACCTTTACATTTGATTGGACACTATATCCTGAAAGTATAGACGAAGCATTAGCTATTAAAAAAATCATAAGATCAATAAAAAGAAACATATTACCAAAAGTGGAAGGCATAGGTGATGACAGTAATACCAACGTTCCAGGAACTTTATCAAGTAACACATTAGCTCGAGCCTTTTTAGCATATCCTGCTACTGTTAGTATTAATCTATTAGGTATTGATGAATCTCACTTCCCTAAATTTAAACCGTGTATGGTCGATAGTATTAATATTGACTATGGAGCAAGTGGTGAAATTGTTATTGCTGAAGGTGGTGTACCTCAAGGTGTTAAACTTTCTATGACCTTTAAGGAACTTGAAATACAAACGGCTGAAGATTATGAAGGAGACGACAAATAATGGCAACCAAATATTTTGAACATTTTCCAGTTATAGAATACCAAGGTAGAAAGATTAGAGATATATCTCGAAGGCCTTCGTTTGTAAGAGCAGTCGCAAATAACCCTTATCTTTATTATTCTTATACAGTTACTGAAGGTGAGAGGGCAGAAGATATTGCGTTATCGTATTATGGTTCTGTTGATTACATTTGGTTAGTGTACATGGCAAACAATATCATAGATCCTTATTACGAATGGCCAATGAATGCTCAAACGTTTAACGACTATATGGTCGATAAATATCAGGCGCAGTCTGGAAGGATTGGAGAAGATGTTCTTGATTGGATAAAAGATGAATCTATTGATGAAAACATTATATATTATATTAAAACAGTTTAGGAAATAACAAATGGCAGTCGATAATTTAATCTTAGCACCGGAATCTTTCCGAACAATTTATCTTCGCAAAGAAGATCGCGTGATTATGCGTACAGAACGCGGACAGAAGATAATCATTAAAAGAATCATTCCTGAAGATTGGGTTCCTTATCGTATCTTTGAATATGAAGAGCAAATCAATGATAACAAAAAAGAAATCTTTTTATTCGATAACTCGTTCTTAGCTCAACTATCACGAGAATTCAAAAACTCGGTAAGTACTGAATAATGTCTGAATCTTTTAATCCTTCTCATTGTACTATAGAAAGCGCTATGATTAAATCGGCGGACAATAGAGACGCTTCTATTACCGCTTTGATATATGGATTTAATCTAAAGCAATCTATCTATAGCTCTTCTTTTTCTGGAACGCTTAAGGTATTAGACCTAGTTGGAACGTTACATGATTTTCCATTAAGAGCAGAAGAAGAATTAGAATTAATAATTAAAGGGCATGATCTACAAACAGAATTAAACATTAAAGGTCAAATAATTAAAATTGATGGACTATTTAAAAATGATCTAGGCGATGGCTATTTTTATACATTACATTTTGTAAGTAGAACAACTTTTAGGGCAGGAATACAAAGTGTGATCACTGCGTTTACAAACAAATCAGGATCCCATGCTGCAAAGCAATTATTTAAAAAGTATTTCAATCAAGGTAAAGAATTGACACTGGCAACTTCAGTAGGTGAAATGCCTGATAACTCTGAAAGTTTACAGTTAAGTTCAAATAAAGGTAGAGCGTTTTATATCGAAGAATCCGATGGTCAGATGAGAACGATCATTCCTGATTATACTCCAGTTCAAGCAATGAACTTTTTGGCAAGTAAATCAAAAGCAGGAGCGCAATCTCCATCAAACATGTATCGTTTCTTTGAAACTTTTGATGGTTACTATTGGGTAACTGACGAATGGTTATTAAAAAGAGCAATAAAGAATGAAAGTAAGATTAAAGACTTTTACTATTTAAGCTTTTCAGAACAAGATGCGTCGCAGTATGCTGACATAATGGTAAGAAACGTTGTATCTTTTGAAAATTCAAATCATGTTGATACAGCAGCTGACCTCGATAGTGGTGCTTATAAGAATACGGTAATGGAAATTGATTTCGTGAATCATACGCGTACTTCTTATAACTTTGATTATCAAAAAGCAAAAAAGAAATACATTGGTATGTCAGGACAGCCAAGAACATCAAACGTTGGTGCAGTACATTCAGATAAGTTTATTACTGAAACGTTTAAGGATACAAATAAAAACGCAAAACAATTTGTTGTGTACCGTGATTGGCAACCTGATGGAGTTACTTCAATACCAGGCCAAGTACTTCGTACACCACAAAACATGGTTGAGATTATTCAAAACAGAGTTGCTTATAATTACCATTTAAATAATTCAACAGTTTCTTTGGGTATTGAAGGTAGGATAGATTTAGTACCAGGCGATGTAATTAATCTAATTACACAAGAACCTAACATTGCGTTAGAGAATAAACAAAACGAAAGATTGAGTGGTAAATATTTAATTGCTGCCGTTGACCACTCGATGGACCAAAACACTCTGAAGACTCAGGTGGAAGCAATAAAATATGGTTGGCAGAAAGGTGATATATGATTGATGGTTCAGGAATAAGTAATCCGTTCTTCTTCATCGGTATGGTTGAAGGTAATAACGATGAAACTCACGAAGGTCGAGTAAGAGTTCGCGCGTTTGGCGTGCACGGAACTAATGAAGAAATTGCGACAACCGATTTGCCGTGGGCAATGTGTGCTGCAGGTAATTACGATCCAAACAATCCACCCCCATCATTAGGATCTTATGTATACGGAATGTTCTTAGATGGTAAGATGGCTCAACATCCAATCATATTGGGTTTATTACCTGGTATGTATAATACAGTATCGGATCCAACCAAAGACGGTGAAGGTGTTATTCCTGAAAAGAATGGTGATCTATTAGCAAGAGGTTATAATCCAAATGATTTTAACGCAGGCGGTGGACCAGATAGATTAGCTCGTGGTGAATTATTAAATGAAACTTATCTATTACAACAAGCAGCCAATCGTACACATGATCAAAAGATTGCTGATATGGATGAAACGTGGTCTGAACCTCCTCCAGCTTACGCAGCCAAATATCCATTTAATAGAGTAATTAAATCAGGAAGACATAGTATTGAATTAGATGATTCTCCTGGTGCAGAAAGAATTATGATTCATCACGATAGTGGTGCATATATTCAAATAGATTCAAAAGGTACAGTTTCTGAAAAAGCTGCTGCAGATCGTTATGAAATTAATATTGGAACAAAACACGAATCATCAGGACATAGTGTAGTTACTGTAAATGGTAACGCTCATGTTTATGTTAAAGGAAATAAGACAGAAGAAATAGAAGGTGATTATAAATTACTTGTACATGGTCATACAGAAATTGCTTCAGGTGCTTCATTAAATATTAACGGTAGTGATCAAGTTAATGTAAGAGGAGCAGAAGTTAAGGTTGAAGCTAACTCAGGTATTATGACTCTGTTTGCGAAAAAGGAAATACAATTTGAAGCAAGAAATCAATTAAACTTTGTTGCCAAAAATATTAAAGCAACTGCGTTAAATACTTACGATGTATTCTCAACGAAAGCAATTAAGTTATCCACTCCAGGTGATATACATAATACAGCTTCAAACATAATCAGTTTAGCAAGTGGCTTAATACCACCTACTCCTTTAACAGGAACTGCTGTACCAACACCAGGTTGGAGTTTAACTACACCATCGATGCAAATTGCTTCGGTAACAACTTCACATACAGGAATCTTTAATACGACTGTTGTTAACGCTGGTGCAATTACTTCAAGCAGTATTGTTACTTCTCCATTAGTTAATGCAACTTCGGTAGTAGCAACGTCTGGTGACTTTACTACTTTGGGTGCACCACTTATGACGGCAACAGGAGCTGCGTATAATGGCGCTTATCGTCCGCCAGTTGTAAGTATATCATTACCAACTTTACCTGTATTATTACCTCCTGCTGTATCTGCTCCAATCGTTGCTCCTTTACCAGGACTTACTTCAGGTTGGGCGTATCCTACAGGTAATAGTCCAGCGTTCATTGCTGAAGTATTAGATCCTGTGAATGCGTTTGGCGCAATTATTGCCGACTTCTTACCACTTGGTTTAGGAGCATGGGGAATGACTTTAGCCAAGATGCCTGAACCACCTAAGAAGTCAACATCGATTATTCCTCGTGGTTATTTTGCGATGGGATATTCTGGTGGATATATTTCAGCATTAGATGATTCGGCGAAAGATCAAACGAAATCTCTAACAAGAAGAGGGCTTAGATAATGGTTGATGCATGCGTAGACGGGAATGATCAAGTAACTCAGAATACTTTATTAATTAATAAAATTCCAGCCATTGATGGTGCAGGAAGATATACTCTCGGACAAATTGATCTTGTGACTCAGGAGATTGCGAATAGCATACTTCAAGACGCAGAAACAAATCCGTTAAGCAGAGCAGTTAACAAATACGGTAATAAGATATATGACGCAACCGGTTATTTAAATGGTTTACTTCGACAACGAATAGGCAGTCTTGATAGTTATCCTGATTTATCTGATAGATGGCAGCGAGGCGATATATCAAATCTTGAAACTGCTGACTTTATGCAAAAATATAACTATACACCTGCTAATTTAATTAGTGATAATGATGCGCCTAAACTGGCAAGAAACCTTGATGCGTATTATAAGAATGATTTCAATACTTCTATCTTAGGTGGATTCTGTGATGCCTTTGATAAATTCTTTTTAACAGTAGATGCTTTCTTTGATTTAATTGGAGTGGTTGATGGTATCATAACTGACGCGTTAGCACTAGCCGATAAAATTGAAAGAGGTTATGATGGTATTAAAGATCTAACTGCAGAAGAATTAATCAAAAAATTAATTAAAGCAATTAAAGAAAAGATTGAAGAAGTAATTGATAAAGTCTTTCAGGAAGTTATTGATATGATTAATAACTTTGATCCAGGGGCTCTAGTTGCTGATGCGGAAACATTTGTGAATGCAAAAGTCGTAAAAGGTATTATGACAACAAGAGAACAAATGTGTGCATTCTTTACTGAAGAGAATAAGAAAGGTATTAAAGATAAGATAAAGGGTTTAATTGATTACGCAGTAGCTGCATTTGAATCGCCTGGTATCGAAGAGATTCAATACATCGTATCTAGGATCTGCGCACTTGCAGGGTCAATAGAATCATTGATAAGGGACATTAATAAACCCCTTGATGATTATACAAGGCGATACAGTACGATCGTAGATCGTCTTAAAAACATCTCAAGAATCAATGAGTCATCTGCTATCAGAGCAGGAGCTATAAGGTATTCTCCATCAACTAGGAAAGAGGTAATAAATAGATTACAAGGTAGATGGACTTCTCCTGGTGGTAATGAAAAGACTGATACGGGCAAAATACCGCAGAATGTTAAACCTATTACTGCTGCGGACTATAAAAACCTTCCAAGATGTGGTAATGTATTTAATGGATCGTCAGACGTATTTAGACTCGAAGGAGATTCGTTTGATGAAAAAGAAGGTATTGGTATATACGCCTGGACGAGAATTGATCTCGATGTTAAAGTATACTTAGAAAGATTACAGAAATCAACGAATTCAGAAAAGCCTTTAACAATAACAGAAGGCTGGGTAAGTAAAGCTTATAACACAAAGGCAGACGGACCTGAAGACAATTCACACTTGAGTGGTTTGGTTATTGATGTTAAAAGAGATATGGCAGATCCTAAAGCCTTTATTCAAAATGCATTAAAAGGTGGATTTAAATATGTTAAGGATTACCCAGAACTAAATAAGATTCATTTAGATATAAGAGAAATACTATAATGGCAATAGCAGATTACATTTCACCAGTAAAGAAAAAAATTAGTCTTAACTCTGATTTTCGTAAAGATCTGCTTGTGAGTCCAGTTTCATTTGATGTAGTGCTACTCAAAGATGAGGAAGCAGTTAAAGAATCAATTAAAAATTTAATATTAACAGATCGTGGTGAAAGATTAATGCAACCTTATATGGGTGGCAATATCAGAGCGATGTTATTTGAAAATTTAACACCCGGTACATTAAAATTAATAGAAGATAGAGTAACGTCAACAATTCAGACCTATGAACCAAGAGCTCAATTAATTAATGTTGCAGTAAGTTCAAAGCCTGACGATGGTGAAGTCTACGTTGGGATTACTTTTTATATTAGACAGGTTGAACAGCCAATACAGTTAGACGTTGTATTACAAAGGAATAGATAGAGATGGCAAATCCAAAAACACCAATTACCGAACTTGACTTTGACGGAATAAAAAGTCAACTTAGGAGTTATTTAGAAACACAAACGCAATTCAAGGATTATAACTTTGATGGCTCAAACATGAGCGTCATGTTAGATGTTCTTGCGTTTAATAGTTATCAGAATAACTTCTATACAAACATGGCACTTAACGAAATGTTTCTTGACTCTGCCGTCCTTAAGAACTCAATCGTTTCCCATGCAAAAGAATTAAACTATATTCCAAGATCTCGTAAATCTGCTAAAGCGACACTATATGTTGCTATTCAAGATCCAACGCGTGAAGCTGCAACAATTACAATTCCAAAATATTCTCAGTTTAAAGTGAATCACCAAGGCGAAAGTTTTTCATTCGTCACAGATCAAATGTATACGGCCAGAAAAGTATTATCAACTGACATTAATCCTCAAACTGGAATCGCGTTTGATGTAGGTACATTTGTTGCTGATAGCGTTGATGTTTACGAAGGTGAAATGTTAGCAAGTTTCCAAAGAGAAGGATTTATTGTTGACGCAGATGGAGTACTTAGAGTATTCCTTACAAACAACGAAGTAGATACGGATTCAATTGTTGTCTTTATTGACGCAGAAGCAACTGACGACGCAAATGTATTTACACGAGCCAATACTATTTACGGTGTTAAACCAACAGATAAAGTATTCTATCTTGAACCATATCTTGATGAAAAGTATTCTATTTACTTTGGTAAGAATATGTTTGGTGCGCAACCTCAAGAATTCGAAGATGTAAGAGTACGATATAGAATCTGTTCAGGAATCGAGTCAAATGGTGCAGGTAAAGACAGTTCGTTTTCAGGATCCTTTATTGAAAACGCAACGATCTCTGCTTATACATTGTCTGCTGCGGCAGGTGGTTCTGAAAGAGAGTCGATGGACTCAATTCGATATTTTGCTCCTAAGGCATTACAGGTACAAGAACGAGCAGTCACATCGAAAGATTACGAAGTATTATTACAACAAGCATTCCCTGAGATATCCGCAGTGTCTGCATACGGTGGTGAACAGTTAGATCCACCTCAATTTGGTAGAGTTGCTGTTTCTGTTTATTTAAATGATGATACACAAATCATATCTACAACATTATCCAATTCTTATTTGGCTTATTTAAAAGAAAGAGCTCCACTAGGTATTGAACCAATCTTTAAACAAACCGAATTCGTTTATGGTGATATGGAAGTAATTGTAAATTACACCAAAAAGAATACAGAAAAAGGTGAAGCAGAATTAGAAACGTTAGTAAGAGCTGCGATTCAAAAATATTCTGATGATAACCTTGAAGGATTTGATAAAACTTTAAGACGATCTAAAATATCAGGTATTATTGATGGATTAGATGCAGGCATATTAAGTAGTGAAATTGTGGTATGTCCTGTTATTGAATATTCACCCCCACTTAATTTTAATACAAATCCAACATTCAGATTTGAAACACCGCTAGTAAAACCTTATAATTTCAATGCGGCAAATGGTTTCGCAAACTTTAAACCTGCGGTTAAATCAACACCGTTTGATATAAATGGTACTTGTGTATACTTCCAAGATGATGGTAGTGGAAATATTATGATCATCACGGACGAGGCAACGAATCCACAGATTATTAATCCAACTGCTGGCACGATTGATTATGATAAAGGTGAAGTGAAACTAACAAACTTTAAGGTAGACACATTCACAGGCAGTGCGATTAAAGTATCTGCGAAAACTATAGATAACGATGTTGTTGCTCCAAAGGGGCGAGTGTTTATATTAAGAGATACAGACGTTAAAGTATCATTGGCTTTGGACGAGTTTATAGCCCCGCAGTCGACTCAGTCGTCTGTACTGTCTACTAACTCAACAAGTTATTAATAAGAGAGAAAAATAATGCCTCAGGGTGAAATCGAAAAAAATCTGTCGCTTTTCATTAAGAATCAGTTCCCCGCTATTTACAGGGAAGATGGACCTGAGCTTGTTAAATTAGTTGAAGAGTATTATAAGTGGTCTGAAACTCAAGAGAATCAGCATATCTATCAAGCAAGACGTTTATTTGAAACGAGAGATATTGATAGTACACTTAATAGTATGCTTATCTTCTTTAAGAAAAAGTTCCTTGCTGATCTTCCACTAAAAGCCGACATCATTAAGTTTGTTGTTAAAAATATACTTGACTTATATCGAGCAAAAGGTACTGCTCGAGGTATTGAGTTATTCTTTGCTATATTTTATCAAGAGTTTGAAATTGAAATTTTATACCCCGCCAAAAAGATGCAAAAGGTATCTGACTCTGAATGGAAGCAAGGCACTTATCTACAGATGTTTCCAAATAATAACTTCTTTACCTCAAAAACTGGAAAAGAATATCAGTATCTTGATTTATTAGCTCGTAACATTGAAGGTTCGGTAACTGGTGCAAAGGCATCTGTAAGATCAATTAACTTCTTTATTCTAAATGGTATTAAAACACCAGTGATATATCTTGATGGTATTCAAGGTACATTTAACAAGTATGAAGATATTCTTTGTAATGTAAACGGCGAAGTAGTACAGTTTGGTAAAACAAATGGATCTCTTTCAAAGTTTACTATTGTTGATAAATCAGGTGTAGGAGCAAAAAGAAAGAATCTCTCAGGTAGAGAAATTGGCGAAGTTCTTAATGTACATCAGAAAGATGGCAATGCTGGTAAAGCAATTGTTACAGCAGTTACCGATACAGCCTCAGGTCAAATTAAATATGATTTAGTAAATGGTGGTTATGGGTATACGATTAATAATACAAGATTACTTGTTTCAGACCAATCTATTATTCTTGATAACAGTGAGTTCGGCTATGATCAAGAATTTGTTGTAGGTGAAACATTACAAGATGCGGCAGGTCGTACTGGTATCGTTATCGGACAAAGTTTATCTTCAATAGGAGTTAAGCTTGACACAGCATTCGCTAATACTGGATTCACTGATAGTACCACGGTTACAACAGTCAGGCCAAATATTCTCGTTAGCGGTGTGTCTACTCCTGTACCTCAATTATCAATTAATTTAGCCCTTGTAGCAAATCAATTAGTATCAGTGAATGGTTCTTCTCCTGGTCCGCTTTATCCTGATACGTTAGATGTAGAAGATGTAATAGTTTCATCTATTACCGATGCGTCTATTGCTTCAATTATTACTGATGTCATATCGCCATTCTTACCAATACAATTACATCAAACTGATATTGGTCCAACTGTGACTGGTGATCCAAACGTAAGTGATTATAATAGTGGTGCAACTAATATGACGGGCACCACCGTTGCTCCAAATATTTACACAGTATTATCAGACGCCTTTGATATTCAAGATTTAACAATTGGTTCTATTGTAGGATTTAATAATATTAATCCTGGTTCCGATTACCAGAATGATGTATTTGCGATTGCGCAAGATTCGTTACTTAAAAATATAGATCGCAAGAATCAGATTGTTTTATTTACTGATGCTGGTGACGCAGGTTCGTTCTCTGTAAAAGATAGAATAAGAGGTGCAACTTCTGGTATAAAAGGTGTCGTAACAGATGTTAATCAACAAGATGGATTTATTACGATTACTCCATTTAATATTGATGGATTAAACAGAAACGAAAACATTACATTTGAGAATGCACCAACTCAGATAAAAAATGTTTTAAGTATATCAACTGATTTCACAGGAATCGGAAGATTTGGTGATAATGCAATTGTTGAACCAGAAACAGAATTTGCCGTAGGAAAGATTTCAGAAGTAAA